TAATGAAAAATTTAAATAAAGACTATAGCCAACTTTTACAGAAAGTTGATGAGAAATCAGCAGCAAGGAAAGTATAATAAATGTCAAACGATCCAAACCAAACTTCAACCAATCCGATAGATGAGGATGAAAGATTTGTAGGAATAGTATTGCCTATGTCAAATTCTGGTCAAGGATATTTTGCTCCAACTAAAACAACTAGAGAAGCTGCATTTACAAATTTAAAAAATTTAATAATGACAATGAAGGGTGAACGAGCAAATCAGCCGGAATTTGGGTGTGATATACATAAAGCTGTTTTCGAGCCAGCTTCAGGTGCTGGGGAAATACAGACTATGATAGATGGATCTATTAGAGACGCCATAGCTGAATGGTTACCATATATTACTGTAGAAAATATTATTGTTGATATGGCAAATGCAGATGTGGATAATAATAGAATTAGAGTTACACTTAAATTTTCTGTTAATTTAATGGCAGACTCGTTAGAAGAATTAACATTTATATCATCAGGTGGAACTATCATAGCGTCAGACGATGTTAGTCCAGCGTCTTTGCAGTAGGAGATAAATAATGCCAGATACACAAGTTAAAAAGGAAATACGATATCTAAACAAAGATTTTGCAAGTCTTAGAGCCAATTTAGTAAATTACGCTAAGGTTTATTTTCCAAATACTTATAAGGATTTTAATGAGTCTTCTCCAGGCATGATGTTCATAGAAATGGCAGCTTATGTTGGGGACGTTCTATCTTATTATATGGATTCTCAAATCAAGGAACTATTTATTCAGCATGCAGAAGAGAGGAAGAATGTTGTAAATTTAGCTGAAACTTTAGGGTATAGACCAAGACAATCCTTTGCAGCTTCTACAACATTAGATGTTTTTCACTTAGTGCCATCTGTTGGAGCGGGAGAGTTAAATAAGCCAGATTATAGATACGCGTTAATATTAGCAGAAGGATTGCAGGTTTCATCTACAGCAGATAGTAGTGTTACATTTAGATCCAATGAGTTAGTTAATTTTAATTTTTCAAGTTCAAATGATCCAACCGATATTTCAATATATGAGAGAGACGGTGGAACAGGAGAACCAACATATTATTTATTAAAAAAATCTGTTAAGGCTAGTTCCGGAACAGTAACTTCTGAAACGTTTACAATTGATGACCCACAGAAATATTTAAGAATAGCTTTAAACAATACTAAAATATTAAAAATAGTTAGTGTTAAAGATTCAGATGGAAATACTTGGTATGAAGTTCCTTATTTAGCTCAAGATACAATTTTCAAAGAGCTTAGAAATACTGCAGAAAATGATCCTCAATTTTCTCAATATAATGATACAGCTCCTTATCTATTAAAACTCAAAAAGACTTCTAGAAGATTTAGAACTAGAATTAGAGGGGATAATAAATTAGAATTACAGTTTGGAGCTGGAATATCTTCTGATCCAGATGAGGTAATCATTCCTAATCCTGATAATGTTGGTTCTAATTTGCCTGGTGGAAGATCATATTTAGATGTGTCAATTGATCCATCGAATTTTTTATATACTAAAGCCTATGGACAAATTCCACAAAACACTACATTAACTGTAGAATATTTAACTGGAGGTGGATTAGGAGATAATGTTGCACAAGGAGACTTAACCCTTATTTCAGGAATAAGTGCAACATATGACAATGATGCAGGATTATCTATATCTGTTAGTAATGTTGTTAAGGGATCAGTAGCCGTTAATAATAAAGAAGCAGGAGTTGGAGGAAAGGGTGCAGAAACTATTCCAGAAATACGTAATAATGCCTTAGCACATTTTTCAGCGCAGAATAGAGCAGTAACAATGGAAGATTATTTGATTAGAATATATTCTTTACCTGAAAAATTTGGTAGAATAGATAAGGCATATATAGTTCAAGATGAGCAACTAAATAAGTCAAAGCTTTTACAACCAGTTAGTAGTACAGATGGTTCTTCTGTTTTACCAACTGATCAATCAGAGACAATTAAAAATCCATTAGCCTTAAATTGCTATGTGTTGGGTTTAAATTCAATTGGAAAGCTAACAGCAGTTAATGAAGCGATAAAACAAAATTTAAAAACATATATGGGGCAATACAGAATATTAACTGACGCTGTTAACATTAAAGACGGATATATTGTTAATATTGGTATAAATTTTGAAATTATAGTTTTATCTGGGCATATTAAAAGAGAAGTATTATTGTCATGCATAACTAAAGTTAAAGATTTTTTTGCTTTAAACAAATGGCAATTTAATCAACCAATAGTATTATCTGATATTTATACTGATTTAGCTGTAATAGAAGGCGTACAATCTGTTGTTAGTGTAGAAGTTGAAAATAAATGGGATGCAGATCTTGGGTATTCAGGAAACGTTTATGATATAGAAGAAGCAACAAAAAATGATATAATATATCCTTCTATGGATCCAGCAGTTTTTGAAGTTAAGTTTCCAGACAGTGATATTAAAGGTAAGGTAACGACAACATAGGAGAGTTAATGTGTTTTATTCGATATTTCCAGAGAAAGATGCAACATTATATGAAATAAGTTCAAGTCAAAATACTGGGCTAGATGAAATATTAGAGCTTAAAAATACACAAGTTACTGCAGCTGGAGCAACTGTACCATATAATTCTAGAATATTGTTAAAGTTTGATGTGACAGCGGTTTCACAATCTATAGTTGATGGTGATATAAATTCAAATGCTAAATTTTATTTAAGATTATATACAACTAAAGCTGAAGAACTTCCACTTTCATATTCACTAGAAACATTTCCAGTTAGTCAAAGTTGGGAGATGGGAACCGGGAGATATTACAATTTTCCAAAAACAACTGAAGGTACTAGTTGGAAATACAGAGATGGGCAATTAGCTAGCAATCAGTGGGCTACAGAATCCTTTGCAGCCGGATCAAGCGGTGGATCTCAAACCGAGAATGGGGGTGGAACATGGTGGACTGTGTCTGGATCAGCTCAACAAGAGTTTAATTATTCAGAAACAGATTTAAATTTAGACGTTACAAAAAAAAAAAAAAATTGGATGACAGGATCTGTTTTAGCTGGTGGTGGAATTCCAAATGATGGATTTATGGTGAAAAGAGTTGATGCTGACGAAACTGAAGTTACTTCAGGATCATTAGGATCAATACAGTTCTTCTCTAGAGATACCCATACTATTTATCCTCCTAGATTAGATGTAGGATGGGATGATTCTGCATTTGCTACTGGATCTTTATCGGAATTAACTTCTAGCGAAAAGGTAGTTTATTTTAGAGGATCAAAACATGAGTATCCTTCTGGATCAAGAGTTAGATTTAGATTGAGAGGTAGAGAAAGATTCCCGCAAAAGTCTTATGTTACAACAGCATCATATACCACTAGTAATTATTTTTTACCTACTAGTTCATATTATTCTATTAAGGATGCTCACACAGAAGATACAGTGGTTGATTTTGATGATAGCTACACTAAGATCAGTTGTGATTCAGATGGAAACTATTTTGATGTGTGGATGGAGGGTATGCAACCCGAAAGATATTATAGATTTATTTTAAAGGTTGAACAGAATAAATTAGTAGAATTTTTTGATAATGATTACTTATTTAAAGTGGTGAGATAAAATGGCAAGAGGTGGTTTAAAAAAAAGCTATGATAGGCAGAAAAAGAGTAGACTTTCAGATCCAGAGTTAGTACGATCTGGAGTAAATCTAAAAGATTCATCTCTTTTAGATTCCATAAAGGGTGGAATATTAGATGTAGAAACTGCACAGCTAAATACTTTAGTTGATATTTCTGGTAGTATTCCAACTAAGAGAAATGGGTATGGAGATGTAGTAGCCAAGTATGATATAGACACTATAACTTCAGCAATAGACGCAAGTCTAACTCAGACTAGATACGAGAATGAAACATTTGAAAAGGTATTAGATACTTCAATATCAGAGTTACTTCCAACTGGTGGTGGATTAAGTCTAAAAGAATTTTTTGCTAATTATGAACAACTAAAAGATACATTTCCATCCTATGCAACAGCAGCGTCTCATGAATATTTATATAGTTCAAGTTTAAGTTATTTAGCAGATGAAGCTGGAGCAGCGGGAGTAGGAGAATTTACAGAACTAGATGCTCCAGAAATAACTGTACAGCCTATTGGTCCAAGAGTTGTTAGTGATGAAGTTGAAATTGAAATAGGACCTGTTGGAGCAATAGGATTAGATTTAAAATTTCAGTGGAGAAAAGATGGATCTGAAATTCCAAACGCTACGGAGCCTTCATATATTATATCTGAAGCTAAAGAAGATGACAATGGAATTTATACTTGTCAAATTTCAAATGAAGCAGGAGCGCTATTGTCTTCAGACGTAAAATTAGAAGTTGTTCCATTTTATTTTTCAGGATTAGTTGAAAGTAATATGATTGAAAATGGTGGTGGAGAAAAAGGTGTTACAGGTTGGACTCCCACTGTTGGAGAATTATCTCCAAATGCATGGCAACAGTCACCTATAAAGATTTTTCCATCAT